GGCAAGAGAGGAGTCCGGCTTTCTCGGTGCGGTCTGGGTTGGTCTGGCCGAAACAGTAAAAGGCATTTTTGGAAAGTCCCTACAGCAGGAAATCAAAGATACAGAAAAAGAACTGGAAAGTCTCAATAGATTAGCGGATTCGGTTGCTGATTGGACTGGCAAAGGATCAATGAAATGGGACAAGCTGTCACAATCAATTAAAGATGTGGAGACTAAATTATCAGATTTAAAAGCACAGCAAACGAGTGAAGCGGATGCAGAAAAAAAGAGAATGGAGGAATCTCTTAAAAGACTGCGAGAAGAGGCGGAAGAGCGGCGAAAGAATACGGAGGCAATCAAGACCCAATCCCAGGCAAAACTTGATGCAGCCGCGGCAGAACGGAAATCAAAAGCAGATACGGAAGCTGCCGAAAAGAAGATAATAACAGCTCGTGAGGCCGCTATAAAAGTCGAGGTAGACGCACAGAAAGCTATCTATAGCCAAATAAAAGCCCTTGCAATCCAGCGTGACACCTTCTCTATGACCGCAGACGAGGCGACACTTTATAAACTCTCCCTCATGAATGGAGTTACCCCTGCACAACTCGAACTTGCAGAATCAATCCTTGCCACTACTGCCGCACAGACAAAGCAAAATGCAATAATGGAAGAGGGAAAATCAATCACCGAATCAATGATGACAGAGCAGGAAAGGCAGATTGAAACACTGGGGCACCTATACGACCTGCTTATAAAGGGGGTGATTAATTATGAAACATACACCAGGGCAGTGTCAGAGGCCACCAAAGCCACGGAAGACATGGGAGACAAAGGCGAGGATTCCATTAGTAAGCTTGGACTCGTAATCCAGGGGTGGGGCCGGGATAGTGCACAAGCGATCACTGATTTTGCGCTTACTGGTAAGGCCAGTTTTTCCGACATGATTGACTCGATGATTCAAGACCTCGTTAGAATGATGATTTATCAACAAATAACCGGCCCTCTTTTTGCTGGGGCAGGTTCATGGATGAGTGGACAAGGATTCGGTGCGGGGGTATCTGCGTTTAGTGCCTCTGCGAAAGGAAACGCCTTCGAGGGTGGCAAGGTTGTCCCCTTTGCCCGTGGAGGTATTGTCACCCGTCCGACAGTTTTCCCCATGGCGCAAGGTGCCGGTCTCATGGGCGAGGCAGGCCCGGAGGCGATCTTACCCCTGAAACGTGGAGCCGGTGGCAGTCTCGGGGTTGAGGCTTCGGGTGGGGGAATGGTTGTCAATATCTACAACACCACCGGGGACAGTGTAGAGACGAAACAAGGGAAAGCGGCAGATGGTAGTCCGACACTTGATGTAATGATAGACCAGGCAGTGGCCAAGAAACTCGGACAGTTCGGAAGTCAATCAAACAAGGCTATGCGCCAGAGCTTTGGCGCTTCACAGAGATTAACGGGGAGATAATATGTCAGTACCAGCATGGCCAGCCACACTACCACAGAAGTTATTTGTTGCTGGATATGGTCAGTCACCCCCGGCGGTAACTATCAAGAGCGAGATGGACGCAGGGCCCGCAAAGGTGAGGCGGCGTTTCACGGCTGGAGTGTCACCTGTATCCGGCACGATGATAATGACAGCGGCGCAACTGGCAACCTTTGATACATTCTTTAACACAACCCTTCTGGGTGGCTCTCTCAGATTCAGTTGGACAAAACCGCCGGCGCATTCTGTGGCGTGTGAGATGCGGTTTACGGAGGTTCCAAGCTGGACGAAAATCGAAGATGATTATGAAGTAAGTCTGTCCCTTGAGGTGCTTCCATGACCGCCACTTCTCTTAATTTCCGTGAAGCCGCCAACGCTCCTGAAACTGGCCGTGTTCCTATTGCCCTGATTACTCTCGCTCATGATGATCTTGCGGATGATATCAGAATCAGCACAGACCCAACGGGAGAATTAACTGGCCTGACCACAAATCTCGAGAAAGTCTATGGCACTACATCAAGCGGCAAAGACTATATTTTCCTTCCCGTGAGAATCAAGCTCCCAGACGATACAGACGAAGGGCCGGGGGAAATGCAACTTGAGTTCGATAATATCCATAGGGGATATACTGAAATAATCAGGAGTATTTCAACTCCTGTGACGTGCCAAGTAGATATCGTAATGGACAACGCTCTTGATACAATAGATGCAAGCTGGCCAGAATTTCAACTGACGAACATTAATTATGATGCAACTGTGATTACCGGGACGTTAAAGCTGGAGACTTTGGAGACGGAGCCCTACCCAGCGGGTTCCTTCGTACCAAGTTACTTCAAGGGGCTGTTTTAGGCATGGTAAGGTATAGGTAAGGCAGAGATAGTGGATTGTAGGGCATTTGTGAGGGTCGATAAGTGAATGATATGATTGAATATATTGGAATCCCATTTTTGAAAGATGGAGCCACCCGAGAAGGTCTGGATTGCTGGCGATTAGTGGTTATGGTCTATAAAGATCGTCTTAATATTGATCTGCCTGCCTGTTCCGGGATCTTTGCTGACAAATCTCTGGCTTCTTTGAAAAGAATTTCCAGGCTCATTAAAGAAACAAAAAAGCAGTGGACGGAAGTTAAGAAACCTGCCCCCTATGATGTGGTTTTGCTTCGGACTTCAAGCTTTCATGTGGGATTGGTTACAGGCAGAAGGACAATGTTACATATTTCAGAAGAAATCAATTCCACGATAGAAGAATTTACGAGTCTCCAGTGGAAAGATAAAGTCGAAGGGTTCTATCATTATGCCGGATAAAGAAATAATAGTTTCGCCAATGGCCTTTCATGCGCCGAAGGTGATACAGGTTCAACAAGGTACGTCCATTCGGGAGATCGTAACTCAATTATATCCTGATTTGTCTGTCGTGGTAGAGATTGACGGTATTCCTGTACCCCGCGAAAAGTGGGATATTATACCTGATGTTGACTCTCATGTTTTGATAAGCCTACCGTTGCATGGTGGGGGGAATACCTCCCGAACTATATTGACGATTGCTGTTATTGTGGCTGCGATAGCGTTAGCGGCCCCTACAGGCGGAGCTTCGTTGTGGCTTGCTGGAGCAACTGGACTCTCTGCTGCAACCGCTGGCACAATAATAGGCATGGCCGTTATGACCGCAGGGATGCTGTTAGTTAATGCAATCGCTCCTGTGCGGTTGCCGGATATGCTGGGTGGCGTGGGTGGCGTGGGTGGCGGACAGAGCTATAACGATTCATCGACATACTCGATCACCGGTGGCCGAAACCGTGAAAATCAATGGGGTTCAGTCCCTGTAAATCTGGGGGTCAATAGAGTCTATCCCCCGCTTGGTGCGAAGTCATATACGGAATTAGTAGGCGGGGAAGAATATCTGAGGATACTGGTAGTGTGGGGTTATGGCCCGCTCAAGATCGAAGATATTAAAATCGGGGATACGCTTCTATCTTCATACGACAATTTGGAGACTCAGACCAGAGAAGGCTGGTCGGATGATGCGGATATAACGCTTTTTCCTTCTCAAGTGTATCAAACATCCTTAAATGTTCAGCTCATTGCGACAGGCGGGATTGTTGCCCGCACAGCACAGGCAAATGTTGACGAATTATCGGTTGATATTTCATTCTCAAATGGTCTTGTTACTTTTGCCGATGATGGATCAAGGGAAAATCGAACAGTACAAGTCAAAATACAATACAGAGTCGTTGGGGCTGGGGGCTGGACAGACGTAGAAACAAAGACTTTTACTGACAAAACAGTTTCCGCTATTAGATATGGCGTGACATGGAATGTTGACAAAACAAAAGAATATGAGATCGGGATTACACGGCTTACCGCCGACACAACTGAAACAAAAATAAGAGATAAAGTTTATTGGGCGAATATCAGGGGAATACTTGACGAGCATCCTTTAGACTTTCCCTTTCCAGTTTCTGCGACGGCTATTAGGATTAAAGCCACAGACCAGTTAAGCGGTACGGTTGATACTATCAATGGAGTTGTCTCATCATATTGTCCCGTGTGGGATGATGTCGAAGAAGAGTGGGGATCTGCTGAAGCGGATTATGAGGTAACAAATAACCAAGCCGCCTTGATGCGCTGGGTGCTGACAGGCAACGCGAATGCGCGGAAAAGGGCATTGACACAGGTTGATAATGCTACCCTGGGCGAGTGGTATGAGTTCTGTGCTACAGAAGGATATGCGTATAATATGTACCGAGACTTTAAATCTTCGGTATGGAATGCGTGCGCTGACATTGCTTCGACGGGTCGAGGTTCCCCGGTTATAAAAGATGGATTGTGGGCTGTAACCGTTGACAGTGGGACTCAGACATTAGTGCAACATATAACTCCTCGTAATTCATGGGGGTTCAAGGCGGAGAAGGTTTTATTCGACAGACCCCATGCTTTCAGAATTAAATTTATCAATGAAGATAATGGCTATATTTGGGATGAACGAATTGTATATGACGATGGTTATACTGCCTCGAATGCAACACTTTTTGAGTCGATAGAATTTCCGGGGATAACCGACCCTGACCTTATCTGGAAGTTCGGACGGTTCCATATCGCACAGGCCCGGCTCCGGCCAGAAGTCTACTCCCTCTATCAGGACTTTGAACATCTTGTTTGTCGGAGGGGTGACAAGGTAAGGGTATCCCATGATGTTCCTCTGTGGGGCAGCGGGTGGGGCCGTGTGAAATCTCTTACCACTGATGGCGGGAACATAACACATATAACCCTTGACGAGTCTGTGACAATGGTGGCTGGCACCTCGTATGCGTGCCGGTTCAGGCTTGCTTCCG